CTTGGCAGGTTTTACAAAATCAAATAGTATGAATGAAATAAATATGATGGGTACCCTTGTCAAATTAGCTGACTTGGGAGTTACTGGTATTAAGGTACAATATGAAGGCTCTGGTGATTCTGGTGCAATTGAAAATGTAGTTTATACTACAGAAAAAATGGATCAAGATGAAGAAGCCGCCTTTGATGACATAAATGATATAGAAGTATGGGGACAAGATGTATCACATCTTCAAGAATTAGATTCTGGTCTTAGTTCTGATATAGCAAATTTTGTTGAAGAACAATTACTTAATGATATTGAGGATTGGTGGAACAATGAGGGTGGTTATGGTTCAGTATGTATTTTAATTCCTTCAGGTAAATACAAAATCTATAATGATATTAGAATTACTCAAATTGAAAGTTATTTTCATGAAGGTTCTTTAATCCAAAAAACATTGTAATGATTTCTGAAAAAGAAAAAGCTGAATTATTATACAGTAAGTATACATCTAAATATGGTGATGAGCAAGGTAAAAAAGAAGCGATAAAGGTTGCTGAACAAATACATGCTCTTGCACCATTTAAAGATGGTATTAATATGCCTAATAGATTATACTGGCAAAAAGTAATTGATATTATAAAAAATAAGTAATGGCACATCCATATCAACATGCTGTATCATCAGCTAGAAAGTTTGGTGGTATACCAGAAGACTATATGCATATTCATAATTGGTTTGATGAAACCAAAGCATGGGTAGGTCATAGTAAGCATAGAATGTTCCGTCACCATAGTGAAGGTATATTTGAATGTGAGAAACGTCATGGTTTTTATATTATAAATTCTGATGACAAAAGAGTGTATACAAGATATGTTGCAGAACAACATGTTAAGGAAGATTGCAATGGATATATTCCTACTGCAAAAGAATGGATAGATATGATTGCATCCGGTGAAATTAAAGACTGGGCTATTAAGACCTTAAAAATTGAAGACTAATGACAAGAGATGAATTAAAAAATCTGATTAACATGTTTCAGTCAAGTGATTCTGAGAATCATGTAGTTGCATTTCATGCAATTGAGAACAGTTCACTTGATAATAATGAGTTAGTATTATTGTATAAATTTTCTGGACAACCATTTGCACAATGGAAGAAAGAAGTTCCAAAAACTGCACAGAGAATTGCTGATGTAATTGGTGATGAAGCTATAGCATTATCATCTGCACGTGTACTTGGTATTATTACTAACAATAAAGCTGCTAAACATGTAATAGAAACATTCCTGGAGTTTTTCATCCGGGACTTAACCAGTATGTTAGGAAGCATAGGGTATCCAATGGACAAAGTAGACATCAATGTAAAAATAAGAGATGATGGACAAAGCACAGAGCCTTAGTAAAATAAGTAAAGACTTAATGTTGAAAGAGCCCTATTACGGGTTCTTTCTCATTATGTTGAATAAAGTTTGGAGAAAAGATCTCCCAACTGCAGGAGTAAGCAAACAGAATATTAATTATCAATTAGCCATCAATGAGGAATTCTGGACTGGTCTAAGTGATGATCATAAAATGGGCTTACTGAAGCATGAATTACTCCATATTGCATTTGGTCACCTTACAAGTTTTAGTTCTTTTAGTAACAAAAAACTTGCAAATGTTGCCATGGATATGGAAATTAATCAGTATATTGAAGACTCTTGGCTGCCAGAAGGAGGTATCAGAATTGAAGATTATGAAGATCTTAAACTAGATAAAAGAGCTGGTTGTAGATATTACTATGACCAGCTTCTCCGCCTTCAAGATGAGAAGGATAAGAATGGTACCACAGGCAATGATGCCATGGACAAACTTCTTGATAATGTAGCTAGTGGAGATATTCCAGATCATAGCACATGGGAAGAGTTTGATGACATGACTGATGCTGAGAAAAAGCTAATTGAAAAGCAGGTTCAGAAGATTCTACAAGATGCAAAAGAACAGACAGTAAAGAAACGTGGTACTGTACCAGGTGAGATTGAGGGTCTAATTGTAGTTGAAGAGTTTACTGCACCTAAGTTTGATTGGAAGGGTTATCTCAGAAGATTTACTGGAGTAAGTACTAAAGTATTTACTAAGAAGATTAGAAGAAAAGAGAACCGTAGATATGAAGATAATCCAGGTCTGAAGATTAAGATGCGTCAGCACATGTTACTTGCTATTGATACTTCAGGTTCAGTAAGTGATACAGAACTTGCTGAGTTTATGAATGAGATACATCATATCTATAAAGTAGGAGTAGATATTACTGTAGTACAGTGTGATACTTCTATTAAATCTATTGAGCCTTATAAAGGCAAGAATGAGATTAGTGTATTAGGAAGAGGTGGGACTGAATTTGATCCCGTCCTAGATTATTACAATGCAAACCTAAAGAAATATACAAGCTTGGTATATTTCACTGATGGTGAATGTTATACATCTGTAAGACCAAGAGGTAAAGTACTTTGGGTCTTGTCAGAAAGATCAGGCATGAATGAAGACCTTCCTGGACAGGTGATTAAACTTGAGCTTTAATTCTAATTTTATTACTGGATTACATTTTTATGAGTATATTTGTTTATGCAACTATTAGAAAAAAAAGAAAATATACACAAAGTTTCTGGTGTATATTTAATTGAATGTAACTCACATAAATATGTGGGTAGTAGCAATAATATATATGCCAGATATAAACAACATTTAAACTCTCTAAAGAGAGGTTCTCACTATAATATATTTCTTCAGAGATTATATAGTAAGTATAATAAGTACATGACTTTTAAATTAATAGAAGCATGTGATAATTATATTGAAAGAGAAGCTTATTACATAAAAACTTTAGAGAGTGATGTAAATGTTGAAATGGATCCAATTACAAGAGCTAAAAGTCAGTCAACTAAAGAAAAATTAAGAATGGCTAACAAGAATAAAAGACTTGGTAGTGATAACCATGTTTCAGTAAAAGTATATCAATATACTTTGGAAGGTATTTATTTAAGTGAATATGTCAGTATAAGAGAAGCCGCAATTGCAGTTAATGGAAATGAACAGGCAATTGGAGATGCTGCTAAAGGTAAGTCAAAAAGTTCATCAGGATTTCAATGGAAAAGAGAAAAATTTGACAGCATACCTAGTATTTCAAAAAGAAATAGAAAACCCTATTCTATTAATAAAATTAGCATTTCAGATGGTAATAAAACAGTTATAGTTTCTAGTGTTAAAGAAGCTGCAATATTATTAGGAGCAACTGAAGGTGCAGTAAGAAAAGCAATTACACATGGGTTTAAGTGTAAAAAACAAGTAATTAAATTAGAATTATAAAAAACAAACATTATGAACACAGTACAATTGAATGCAGAAGAGTTAAAGAGTTTTATCAAGCACATGGTAACAAACAATCAGCACATCCAAGCTCAGGGTAAAGTTCCTGTAGCTGTTAATATTGAGGGTGATGCTGGTCTTGGTAAGACTTCAACTATTTTACAATTGGGCAAAGAGCTTGGAATGGATGTTGTAAAACTTAATCTATCTCAGATTGAGGAGTTAGGTGACCTTGTTGGTTTTCCTGTTAAAGAATTTCTTGTAAAGAATCAAGAGGGTAAACAAAGATGGATTACTGAAGCTCAAGTAAATGGTGCTCTTAAAGCAGGCTATACTGTAGCTGATAAGAGAATGTCTCATGCTGCTCCAGAATGGATTCAAGGTAAAGCTGAGGGTGGTTTCCTAATCTTGGATGACTATACTCGTGCTGACCACAGATTTATGCAAGCTACTATGGAGATTCTTGACCGTCAAGAATATGTATCATGGAAGCTTCCTAAGAACTGGCATGTTATCTTGACTTCAAATCCAGACAATGGTGACTATAATGTTACTAGTCTTGACGTAGCTCAGAAAACTAGATTTATTTCTGTTGAAATGAAGTATGATGCTAACGTATGGGCTAAGTGGGCTGAGAGTGCAGGTATTGATGGTAGATGTATTAACTTCATGTTGATGCACCCAGAACTTGTAACTCAACGTGTGAATCCAAGATCTATTACTACATTCTTCAATGCTATTAGTTCTATTCCTAAGTTTGAAGAACAGTTACCACTTATCCAAATGATTGGTGAGGGTTCTGTAGGTGCAGATTTCTCTAGCATGTTTACTATGTTTATTAATAATAAACTAGATAAGATTATTTCTCCTGAAGATATCCTTACTAAGGATGAAGCATATGTAAAAGGTGCTATTCTATCTTCAGTAGGACAAGGTGATGATTTCCGTGCTGACTTATCCAGTGTGATTGCAACACGTGTTATTAACTATGCACTTACTGTTGCTGACAAAGGTGGAGTTCTACAGCCCATGATTGAAAGATTAGCTAAACTTACTACAGAGTTTGATGGCTTTACAAATGACTTAAGATATTATATGGTCAAAGAGATTGTAAATGGTAACAAGGTTAAGTTTGCAAAGCTTATGCAAGATACTAACGTAGTTAAGATGGCAATTCAGTAATAACTAAGGGGGTGTAACAGCCCCCTTTATTTTATAATTATGACAAGAGCAGTATTTTTTGATAGAGAAGATGGAGTATTCAATGTAGATGTAAGATATGTACTTGAAGACTCTTCAAAATTTGAACTATTTACAATAAGTAAAGGGTATACTCCTGCGCAAGGAGATACAATTTATCTTATGCCGGGTGTTAATATCCCAAGAGCCAAACTGAAAGACTTAGCACTTAATCAAGGGATTAAAGTAGTAAGAGATTCTGACAAAGCAAATGTAATAATTACAGGTAAAGCTACTACAGGCAAACTATTAAATGGTAGTTGGTATTATACAGCACCAGTAGCTAAGATTGAAGAGTATCTTGATAAAATAGATGTAGATGATTATTATAAAGATAATCTACGTACAGCTATGCAATCTTCAGAATCAGACAATGTATATTTTAATTACAGTACTAAGGTTAGTATTACTCAACATGTAGTTACTAGTGTATTTACTGGGGCTTCTCATCACTATTATCATATAGATGATGAGTGGAAAGAATTGATTGAAGAATGTCAGAACAAAGTAGTTTATGATGAGT